TAGATCGGAGAACCACTGCGTCTGACCCTTGACGACCTTCATAACGTTGCCGTTGAAGCCGTCCTCGACCGTGATCGAGAAGTCTGCGGTGTCGTGATAGAGGTGGATCGCGTTGCTGTAGCGGGCGACGTGCCAGCCGCTGGCCGCGAAGCCTGACGCGACTAGGCCGTTGACGAGCTGCTGCGCAATGTAGATCGTGTCGATCTTCGGTGACTGCGTTGCGTCCGAGCCGTCCGGCGTGGTGAAGGTGGCGACCGCGCCGCCGTTGATGAGGACCTTGTACGTGCGACCGTAGTTGCCGATCAGCACGTTGACGATGGCTTCCTTCGGGCGGCTCGCCTGCTTCGTGACGAGGTCCGCCGCGACGACCTTGTCGGTGTTCGTGATGAACGTGTAGTCGGCGACCGTCAGTGCGCGGAGGGTCTCTGCCGGGTCCGTGATGCCGGACAAGTAGCCCCACCCGTTCGGGGCGGTGACTGCATGCTCGGTGCCGAGGAAGTCGAAGACCTTGACCTGACCGACGCTCGGGTCGAACACCACGATGTAACGCTCGGTGCCGTCTCGGTTGATGATGTGGGTGAACACGCCGCTCGGCAGTGTGCTCAATAGCTTTGCTACAAACTCGGTCGGCGGGCGATCCTTCAAGCCACCCACAATGGTGGAGTAGAAGTTGTCCTGGGCCTCAGCCTGAGTGGCGAGGCGCAACGCAGGGGCTTGCTGGGAGATGCCGTTGACGAGATTGGGAAGTGAGCCGGTAACGGGCTTGCTCATTATCTCCATCGACCGTGGGCAATGCGCCGCACGGTGCTTGAATTGCGAATGACGTTGTAGTCGGCGCTCTCGCACTCGTCGTTGACGAGGTCGGACCACGCGAGCATCACGTCGTTCTCGTTGATCTGGTGGAGCTGGTCGGCTCCGTTGATGCGGTTCTCGAACTTGCGTCCGGCCGCCATCGAGATGTAGCGACGCGCGGGTTCGGGAAGGTCCTCGAACGGGAGGATCGAGACCATGTCCACGACAACCGCCTGCCCGATCACGAACGTCTTATTCGCCCGGTCGTACAGTTTGCCTTGGCGCATCACGTAGTCGATGTTGCTGTCGGTCGGATCGCAGCGGACCACGTTGGTCGGCAGGATGATCTCGCCGCTCAGCGTCGGGGTGATGCGGAAGTTCTCGTCGGTATTCCAGTCCCAGCCCTTGGCCTGCGTAGTGCGGCTCTCACGGGCGAGTATCTGCATCGCGATCTGGGCATCAGCGACCTCGTTGGCTTCGTCAAGGGAGGCCACCGGGCTCTCGGAGATGAGCGAGAGCATGTCGTTGATGGCTTCCAGCTCCGTCATTGGAGCGAGCGCAGTGGTATCCATTGTTGTCCTTGCATGAAAAAAAACCGAGGACCCGAAGGTCCCCGGCTGTGTGGGAGTGTGTGGTGCGGGGGCGACTAATCCCCGCTTTCATCGTTATAGTCCTAGTCCACACGGCAAGGGGATTAGCCCTTGTAGAGTTCGACCGCGCACTCGGGGCGCAGCCAGTCGTGGCCGACCGCGTACTTGGCGACCATGAAGGTGCCCTGACGACGGGGCTCGTACTGAGCGTCCATCGCGAGGTCCATCAACTTGACGGTGCCCGCAGCCATCGTGTGTGACACGAGACCAACGGTCGCCGAGAAGTCGGCCCGGTACTTGGTGTGGACAGCGGTGTTAGCCGTGTCGTTCGCCGCCGGGACGTTGTTGGACTTCACAATCGGGAAGCCTGCGACGGTGTTCAGCGAACCCTTGCCGAGGTCGCCACCGGTCTCACCATAGAACTTGTTCACCAACGTGGTGTCCTGCGCCATGATGTAGAACTGCGCCGGGCGGAAGAATGCCGAGCGGCCTTCAGCCGGGACGTTCTTCTCGTCGAGCTTCTGCGCAGCGGAGAACAGCGAGGTACGCAGAGCGTCCTTGTCGGTGTCCATCGCAGCGTTGCTGATGCGGGTGCCGCCCGGACGCGAGGTCAGGGGGTTGGCAGCTCGAGCAGCCAGAGTGATCACGCGAGCGACGTTGGTGTCGAACGCCTGCGCCAGCTCACGACCCAGCTCCTGCGAGTAGGGACCGCGAACGTCGTAGTGGTTCATCGCTTCGTCGATGTTGGCGATGAAGGTGTCGGCGATCAGAAGATCGTCGATGGTGATCACCTTCTCAGCGTGGTTGATGGCAACGCCATCGATCCACTGACCCGGCGTATGGTAACGGCTGGACGCCTTACCGATCAGCGGGAACTGAGCCGACTTGCCCGACGTGATCTGTCGGATGAAGTGCTTGTCGGTGAAGAGGGTGGTACGTTCGAACTCCGTGAGGACTTCGCCCGAGAACACCTTGAGGAAGAGAGCGAGCGGATCGCCCGCAGCATTGGACTGGCCAACGCGGGACACAACAGTGTCAGTCATTTTAGTCTCCAGTGAGGATAAGAGGATTGGCCTCGAACCCGACAGAGGAAACACACGAGGTTATTCGCCGAGACGCACCCGCAGGTGCATCTGGTGGCGAGCCATATGGTCTCGTAGTCAGAGGTTTCTTGGACCTTGAACGCCGCCTAGAAAGGACAGCACGTTCGTCTCTCACTGGTAGGAAGACTTGGGCGTACATCACAGGGATGCAGAGGCCCGAGCCATGTCAGCCGACGCCCATACGGTGCGTCTTTCAGTATCCCACAGGCAGAGCCTAGTTGGGAGCTGGCGGGGTAGTTAGTTCTCGAACACCTCACGTTGGGCGTCGTAGTAGCCGATCAGTCGCTTTCCACATTGGGACTTGGACTGCTCGGACTTCTTCAGGTCACCTATTAGGCGGACGATGTCGCGCTTGGTCAGTGTGGCCTGCTTGGGCGCTGGGACGATGCTGTCGAAGCACGTCACGATGTCGCCGGGAATGGGAGCAAGGGCGGTGCCGCTACTTCCAGAGGTTACGCAGCCGCCGAGTGTCATTGCGATCAAGACAAACGGTAGGAGCAGTTTTGCTTTCAGCGTCACGAATTGCGCTTTCGAGTTTCTCGATCTTCACGGACTGGAGCGCGGCCTTGCCAGCGTCCGCCTTGGCGGCAGCATCGCGGGCCTCAAGCTGCTTGCGCAACTCGACGACCTGGGCCTTTGCTTCGGCTGCATCGCAGAGAGCGTCACGCGCCTTCCAGCCACCGGCAGAGCCAGCGAGGAAAGCAATCGCGAAGGCGATGCTCAGTCCCTTGAGATTGAACAGGGATGAAATGGAGAACATGTCAGCTTTCGATGATGAGGGCGATGAGCCCGAGGAACGACAGCGCGACAGCGAACGCCATGAAGATGTGTTCAAACATCAGGCGTGGTTGTTGTGGCGATACCAGAGCCACCCACCGCCAGCGATCAGCGCAGCACCTGTGACGATCAGAACGATCTTCCAGTCGATGCCCGCGAAGATGGAGGCGAACGGCGCGACGGTTGCGAACCAACCCGTGGCCTGCTCCAACTTGGGCATGCTGGGCGCGGCGACTTCCTGAGCCATCGGCTCTTCGTCGTCCTCGTGAGGTTCACCCGTAGTGGCACCCTGAAGGACTTCGAGGTTCTTCGTGAGGGCCCACATGGCACCCTCGGCTTTGCGTCGGCGCACCAGACCGGCCAGCGTGACGCGGCCCTTCTTGGTCTTGGCGGTGACGTATTTCATCAGCTCTGCGGGGACGCAGGAGTAGTCGCCCTTGTTGAGCTTGCGCAGCAGTGTGCTCTTCTCCAGAGCGCCGATGCCGCAGTTGTAGGCGAATGATACGAGAGCGTCGAACTCGCTCTGGGTCAGGCGGACCTTGACGAGCCGCTTCACAGCGTTCTCGTAGGTCACGAGAGCGCGGGCGAGGATGTCCTCGGCCTGCTCCTTCGTGATCGTCAGCCCCTTCACGACACGCGGCAGAACGCCGTCCTTGTTCGTGTGGCCGTAGCCAATCGTGAGGACCCCTGCCGGACAATAGTAGGCTGTCAGGAAGAGGCCCTCGAACGACTTGATGAGATTGACGCCCGCCTTCGAGATACGAAGGTGGTCGTTCATAGTTCCTTTAGAAGTTGGAGCGCATCGCCCGCTGCTCGACCGACTTGCGATAGACCGGGTCCGCGCGATAGCGCGGGTCCTTCATCGCGGTGGTCATTTCGTGGGTGGATGCGAAGGCAGCGTCGCCGCTACCGATGGAGCCGTCGCCGCTGATCAGGCTGGGGGA